TTGCGTCTTTCATCAGACATTGCTTTTAATTCTTTTAAGAAGTTGGTGTTGAATTTGTCACCAAATAGTTCTTCTTGCTCTGTTGCCTTTAGCTCTTGTGTTAGTAAAGGCTCAGTTGGTAATTCTTTACCAGGGTTATCCTGTGTTTCACGAGGCTCGTCTGGATTTACAACTACAACTAGACCTTCGTTTACACGTAGTAATTCAGCAAGTTCAACCTTTAATACTTGTAGGCTTACAGGTAGGTTGGCAACGAAGTCAATGATGTGTACTTCTGCTGTGTCTAATTGTGGGAAATCCAATGGACGTTTTTGTAAAATTGTTTTTTGTGGGGCACTAACGCTTTCCACATCATACTTGTCAAGATAACGTTCAATCTTGTCAAGCATTTCGTTGCTACAACCACAGGCTAGTTTAATCCTGCACTTGTAGCGTTTTTTAACTGATTCTAAGTATTCTAGTAGAGTCGCCATTTTATTCTCCGATAAGATTATTTATCACTTTATTGCTTCTTTAAGTTTTGGCTTATCAGGTTTAGGATAGCATTTCTATCTGTACTGAGCTCGTCATTGCCGGCTTTTGATGATTCTTCTTCTGGCTTTTGTTGCTGTGCTAGACGTGCCGCCTTGAGCTGTAAATCAACCATTTTTAGCTTCTTGTCCAATTTCGCTGTTTTTGCTGTAATGGCGGCGCTCATCATTTTGCTAGCGACATCAAAAATGACACCTGCGTTTCTGTCATCGACGTTAAAGCCAAGATCCATTAGTTTTTCAAAACTATCCATGGCCTTATTAGCATAGTCGTCCAGGTCTCTGTCCTCTGTTTCAAGTCCCTTTACCTGAGGTAGAGCCTTGTCAATCCTGTTAGCTAAATCTAGCTGGGCAGCGATTTCTGTTGTGTCTGGCGGAGTAACTGTATCTGGCATTGGAACCAAATTGTTTGCCTTTATTAGTTCCATTTGGTCTTCATTCGTAGATTCACTTCTATCCACTTCAAGTGGTTCTACGTTGAAAAAATCTTCTAGTTTTTTAGTCATCTCTTACGTGTTCTTTTTGCTTTTGGTTTGGCTCTTGGTTGCCAGTTATTGTATATATCTTCTTCGGTTAGTATTCTGAATCTGAGACCATGCCTCTGGCACCAGGCTCTACATGCTTCCCATTTTGCCATATTCAAAACAACTGCCGCTTTTTCCTGTTGGGTTTTTGCCATTTCAACAAGTGCTTGGTTGCGAGGTTTAACTTCAACCACCTCACTTATCTTGTTACCATCCTTGTCCTGATATGTTATTAAAAAATCAGGATAATAATTGGTGTCTTTGCCTGTAAATGGATTGCGATAAGGTATACGCAAACTTTCACTTGCCCAGCCGATTACTGCTGGGTGTGTGTCACAAAACCTCATAACCGTTAGTTCCCAACCACTGCGATACTTAGGTTGATTGCTACCTATGTATCGCTCTGGTTTAGTGGGTGTAAAAAATCCCTGTAGGTAATTATTGGCCATATCAATAGCCCGTTAGTCTACCTAGAACAATGTATGTTCCATTGGAATTTAACACATCGAATGTTACCAAATCTATCCTATTTGCGTGTGGTGTAGGGGTGGTGTTTCCTTCCCAGTGTATTACTTGGTTGGCACCATTTATTTGCAATGCGTTCGGGAAATATGCTGTTCCACCCTGTGTTATCACTAGAGTAAACGTCGTTTTATAACCTGAACCAAGCGTAGGATTCGTAAAGTTAGCAGTGAAGTTAGAGGTTGCACCACTTACATTGAATGTATTTTCTGTTGAGCAATCAAACACCGCTGTCGCACCACTAATAGTTTTATCTGCAAATTGTTCTGCTTTTGTACTTGTTGATCCACAGCTTAATACATAACCTGCTTGCAATGATGTGCCAAGTGCTGTACGAATAAACTGTATCTTAACTGAGCTACTTGAACCAACTGCATATAATTTAATATGTCCATCTACAACATCAGAAGTGAACGTTGCAACATCAACACTGGCGTCAGATAAAATGATGCCATATTCATTATAGAAAACGTTCGAACTGTCAGTAATAGAATCAATAACAGATGACTTATACTTACTGTTTACAGTGTCAGTTGCCGTAATGTTCCAACGAACATTTGTTGTACCAGCAACTGGTACAGAATCTATCTCTGTCAATGTTGTACCTATATTAGATAACCCTTGATAGAACGCTGTTGTAGTTACTTCTGGTATTACGGGCTTGTCTAATAGGTCGTTGTAGCTACCCGTTGTCGCGACTGTTGCAAGATCAGCAGTGTTTGCCTTTGTTCCAATTTGTGTTGCAATAGTTGTAGCAAAGTTTGGATCGTTTCCCAAGGCGGTTGCTAGTTCATTAAGCGTATCCAATGTGGAGGGCGCACTGTTTACTAAATTAGCAACTGTGGAGTTAACATAAGAAGTCGTTGCATAGCTACTTAGGTTGGGTGGTGTGAATGTGAATACACCTGTTGTATTGTTATACGCTAAGTTACCATTGGCGCTTGCTGGACTAAATGCAACACTAAAGTTCGTCAACTTTACAGGTGTGGTAAATGTAAATGTTCCTGATCCATTTGTTGTTAGTACCTGACCATTCGTGCCATCTGTTATACCCAATCCAGTTAGTGTACTAGGTATAGTTGGCTTGTTTGTTAAGTCTGTATAGCTGCCACTAAACAGTGTTGGTTTTCCTGTTAGATCTGCATAAGCACCACTGAACAATGTTGGTTTATTAGTTAGATCATTGTAGCTACCACTAAACAATGTTGGTTTATTAGTTAGGTTACTATAATTCAAGAAGTATGAACTATCAAAACCGTCTAATGTATCCGCATCAAGACCTGCTCCACCAGATGTCGCATCTTCCGCAGCAACCCAATTGGCACCATCAAATTTCAAAACTTGACCTGCCGTAGGAGCAACTGTCAAATCAACGTCTGTTAGATCGTTTAAACCATATGCGGGTTTGTCTGTTAAATCATTAAAGCTACCACTGAACAATGTTGGTTTGTTGGATAAATCGTTGTAGTTGCCACTGAATAGTGTAGGCTTACCTGTTAGATCTGCATAGGCTCCGCTGAACAATGTTGGCTTGTTGGATAAATCGTTATAGCTGCCACTTGTTGCAACATTTGCAAACGTAGGCTTACCTGTTATGTTACTCCATACTAGACTAGAAGAAGTAATATAACCACTATCATTGATAAATGCTGATACAGATGATGGTACTGTTGGTATTGTTGGCTTGTTGGTCAAGTCATTATAGCTGCCACTTGTCGCAACTGCGGCTAATGCGGGTGCAGTATAGCTAATAACACCGGTTACGTTATCGTAACTTAAATCACCAGATGCACCTATAGATAGTCTTGCTCTGGCTTCTGTAAAGTATAAGTTAGTAGAACCTTCTGTTATGTCATCAGTAGTTGACGCAGGAGTATATGAACTTACCGCGGCATCAACGTATTGCTTGGTTGCTGCTCCAAGAGGTGTCGTAGGATCTGCGTTTAATGTCAATGCACCTGTTAATGTTCCGCCTGTTAGACTTAGCTTGCCTGCAAGACTGGTTGTAACTGTAGATGCAAAATTTGCATCGTTACCTAATGCGGCCGCTAATTCATTCAGGGTGTCGAGAGCACTAGGGGCGGCGCCAATAACGTTTGTTATCGCTGTGTTAACATAAGTTTCTGTAGCGTAACCTGTTAGGCTAGGAATATATGATGTATAGTTACCTGCGTGTAAAACCTGATTACCTGCCTGTGTAATAGCACCAGTTACGTTAAGAGCGCCTGCGCTACTTAAAGTCATCTGTGTAGATGTACCATTATTTGCACTGAAGCCAATACCAGATTGTCCTCTTAGATACAATGATCCAAGCGTGGAACCTGTACCATAATCGTTGGCTGTGCCTACTACTGCAACATAGGCGTTGTAAGAAGGTGTAGAAATTCTAATACCTGTATTGCCCGTTGATCCAGCAGGGCTGTATATATGAAACCTATCCAATGCATTACCTGATGCAAGGTTAACACCCAATCTACCGCTTGTGTCGTAGTTAAAACCACTTGAGGTTTTTAGTTGTTTATTGCTGTCAAGGTAAGCAACACTACCAGCAGCGCCTGCTGAGAAAATAGGATTACTAGAGAATGTTTTAACTCCAGCAATCGTTTGGTCGCCTGTTAATCCAACTACGCTTGTGGTTGTTGCATAACCTGCATCATTTGTAAATGCACTGACGTTTGTAGGTACAGTTGGTATAGTAGGCTTGTTCGTTAGATCTGTATAGCTACCACTAAATGCTGTTGATGATAATTGATATGCGCTTAAATCAGGAGGTGTGAAAGTAAACTGTCCTGATGCACTATTGTATGTTAAACTTGAAGTACCGGCAGAAGCTGTAGTGACAGAAATGTCATCCAATTGGATCCCAGATCCAGATGCGGCACTAACGCTAATGAATGTGAAGTTGCCTGCGCCATCTGTAGATAAAACTTTACCTGATGTACCGTCTGTTATTCCCAAGTCCAATAAAGAACTAGGGATAGTTGGCTTACCTGTTAGGTCTGCATAAGCACCACTGAACAGTGTTGGCTTATTAGTTAGGTCGTTATAACTACCGCTGAACAATGTTGGTTTATTTGTTAGGTCCGCATAGCTTCCAGATGTTGCCACTGTTGATAATGTTGGTTTGCCTGTTACACTGGCCCAACTTACCGATGTTAAGAATCCACTGTCATTAGTTAACTCAGATACCTTTGTAGGTATTGTTGGCTTACCTGTTAGATCTGCATAGGCTCCGCTGAACAATGTTGGCTTATTAGTTAGGTCGTTATAACTACCTGTTCTAGCAACCAATGCAAGGTCTGCACTGTTTGCCTTCATACCAATTTGTGTTGCAATGGTTGTTGCAAAATTTGGATCATTACCCAAAGCAGTTGCTAGTTCGTTTAATGTATCTAAGGTAGTAGGTGCGCTGTTTACTAGATTAGAAACCGCACTATTGACATAAGTCTCTGTTGCATAACCAGTTAAACTTGGAATAACTGGCTTGTTTAATAATAGATTGTAATCTGTTGTTCCCGCAGGGCCGGTAGCACCTGTATCGCCTTTAGGTCCTTGTGGTCCAGTGGGGCCTGGTGGGCCTTGAAGTCCCTGCGGTCCTTGTGGCCCTGTTAAACCAATTGGTCCTTGTGGACCCGTAGCCCCAGTTAAACCAATAGGGCCCTGTGGTCCTGTTGCACCTGTATCGCCTTTCAGGCCTTGCGGTCCTTGTAAACCTTGAGGACCAGCGGCGCCCGTATCGCCTTTAGGGCCTTGTAAGCCCTGTGGACCTATCGGTCCTTGTGCGCCCGTATCGCCTTTAGGACCCGTCAAACCAATTGGTCCCTGTAAGCCTTGTGGTCCCTGTAATCCTGTGTCGCCTTTAGGTCCTGCTGGTCCAGTTAAACCAATTGGTCCTTGAGGACCAGTGGCGCCCGTATCGCCTTTAGGGCCTTGCGGTCCTTGTAAACCCTGTGGCCCTTGCGGTCCCTGAGGACCTGGATTGTTGGCAATTGATGCATCTACATAAGATTCTGTAGCATATCCTTCTAAACTAGGTATGGTGGGTTTGTTCGTTAAATTTTCATAATTATTTAAAAATACCAGGTTGTCGTCTAGTTCGTTTAGGGTTAATCTTGTTCCTTTGTCGCGTCGTAATCTTAACGGCATAACCTCTCCTTATTCTACATAACCTTGTTCTACATAACCAGGTTCAATGTACTTTGATTCGTATACAGAAGTAGTCTCCTCTGGTGATTGACCCACTATAGATGATGGGATATTTGAAACATCTAGAAATCCTATCTGACTACTATTTGTTCTATATGTGTTCAATTTGTTATAGATATCGTTGTCGAATCTTAAACCATTTTTAGTTACATGTTTTAATACATCGTCGATATCCAAACCCAATTCACTGCTGATAGCATACAATGCTGCTGCTAATTGTTTAGCAACGGTGGGTGGCACGTTCTTTGAAAGTAACTTGCCATATAACATGTCAAATTTAGCAGTTTCGTAATTCATTAAGTCCAACCTCCACCTATTCCGCCACCGCTTTTTAATGGTGAGAGACCAGATAAAGCCTTTGGAGCAAATTTACCGGCTGTTGCCTCTTTGACTGATTTAATAACATCGGGGTTTGTGCTTGCCCCGTATGTCTTAGCTGGCGCAGGTTTGGCAGGTGAACCGCCACCCTCGCTTTTTGTTTCGTATGTTACGCTTTCATAACGTACACTTATTTGCCAGGCGATGGCCTCGCTTGCACTGTAGTCTAGTGTATCGTGCTGTACGTCTATGATTTTTGGTTTCCAAAGTGTAGCTACGCTTTCAGAGCCAAAAGATGCTCTATCCTCATCTGCACCGTAAAACCTTATAATTTCTATTTTGTCTATTAATACGTCTGTTTCCTGCAACTTTAATCCAAAGCCGTCGAATCCTGTTCTAGCTCCACCAGAAATTTCCTTGAAACTTCCTGTGGCCTGGCTTAGATAACTAGTCAAGAAATTTTGAAATCTGTTATCATGTGTATCATGAAATGAAATGCTTATTGGTTCAAAACTTACCTTGGTTGGCACTAACTGCCTAACGTTCCATGCGTTAACAACCTCCGTATCAATACTGAATTTCGGAAGTTCGATAGATTTCACGCAATCAAATATATTACGTGCTTCTGGTATCTTTGAACTATAAAAAGCTACTTGGAAATGATACTTTAGGCGCGGAGCCTTGTCCGCGCCTAAACCGTACCACTTCATAGCGTCAGTTAATGCCGCCATTTATGATCCTTATACTGCGTTCTGGAAGCCTTGACCGCTCAATGTGCCTTCGGTCAATGCGCCACGATCGCTACCGCCTGCTTCACCTGGGTGAATATCGGCGTTATCGTATCGGACCTGTAATGTAATCTGCATTACGTCACTAGTTGCATAGTTGTTTTCGCCATAGTTTGCGTTCTGGATAAAACAACCATTTAGGCTCCAAGTTTCAATTACCACTCCAGGCTGGCTACCGTCTAATTGTTCGATAACCATACTGAATTTGTAATCCTTGCCTGCGGCAGGAGCACTTTGTAGACCATGGTTTAACTGCTTCTGTAATTGAGCAGCAACATCACGGCTAACCGTGTTGTTCATGTCGTCTCGTAGAGTAATTGTAATTGGTTCCCATGTATGCTTTGCAGCCAAGTATGCTCGGCTGTTATATGCATCCAATGTTACTTCATCGTGTGTTAAGCTAGGGCGTGTAACGCTCACAACGTTTTGTGTGAAGTCGTTACTGCTAGCGCCACCACCAAAGCTAAACATATTCACTCTGAATCTGTATTGTAGCTTAGGCATCATGATGACGCTTGTGCCGCCTGCTGGTACGCCGAATTGTGTTAAATCTGCCATTTCTTAGTCTCCTTAGGCTATATTATTTATCAAGCTGATAACTCGCCTGTGTTGACTACTCGAACTGGGATGTAGATGAATTCAGCAGCCTTAACTGGCTCAATCGCTACGTCAATCCACAATTCGTTTCTGTCAATTCTAGCAGGTGTGTTGTTTGTTTCGTCGCAAACAACAATGAAGTCATAGATTGCTCGCTTACTGATCATGTCAGCAAGGAATGCATCAAAGACTTGTTTAGCATTAGCTCTTGTAATCTTGTCGTTAGGTTCAAATATGAACGGACGTGCAAGAGGGTCAAAGCGCTCACGTAGGTAAGCCAATAGACGACCAACGTTTACACGATCTAGAGCACTTGCAAAACTCTGCATTGTGCGTTGACCGAATACGTATAGACCTTGTCCTGGGAAACGTGTGATTGGGTTGATACCCATTCTGCTACCGTCACCGTATAGAACGTCACGTTGACCATTTGTTAGTGCTACCGGTACAAACTCGCCTTCACCGTTGATGTAACCAACGTTGCTTGCGTTTGTAACGATACCACGCTGTAGACCAGCTGGTGCAAACCAAGGATAAGCAACTTGGTCATTGTAAGCATAAGTTCTTAAAACGATATGACTTGCTGGAACAACAACGTCGTTACCATCTAGGTCGCTAGAGAAACCACTTGGGTAATAGCAAGCTGCCTGTGCGCTGTTTGATGTGATACCATCTTCACCGTTTGTAGCTGCATTATTGCCACTCATCCATGCTAGTAACTTGCTAGCTTGTGGTTGTAAACGGAATGGTGTATCTACGATAATGAACGCTGTTTCTTTACGATCAACGTTTAGCGCAATCATCTCATCCAATAGTTCAGGATATGCAGGTGCAGCGATTAGGCTGAAATAAGTCATTTCTTCTCTAATCTGCTCGTTGCTGTTTACAGCCGCTTGCATTGCACGTACTACGCTTCTACGTTGTGCCTTACGGAACATGTATGGACGACCATCTTCCATGTTACCGCTGAATGTGCTCCAGCCCTTAACAACTGTTTCACCATCACCCAGTACAACGTCACCATAAATCTTAACGTTACCTGTGCTTAGTGCGCTGTTCCATAGTAGCATACCATCTGGGTATAGTAGAGGATCTGGGCTCTCATTGATGCCACTTGCGCCACCACTACCGTTGCTTGTGTCTGCGGCTGTCATTGTTAGATCAGCAAATACAACGCCGTCTGGAGTTGTCTGATCTTTAATGTCACGCTCTATCCAAGAACCACCATCAAATACAAACACACGAGGATAGTTTTCAGGATCATCACTGTTGATCCAAATATCGCCTGCGCTTGCAGATACTGGTTCAGATGCATCAATAGTAACTGCACCACTTACTGGCTCCCACTGACCATTGGCCTTTACATATAGGTCAACGCTTAGGTTAGTATTGTACCATAATGTACCATCAGGAGTTGCACCAACAGGTGCTGTTGTTTTGGCTTCTTCGTTAGCAGAAGTCCAGTTTGCACCGTCGAAACGTCTAATTTCAAAGTTAGCAAAACCAGGAGCTGCCTTAACGTAGATCTTACCTGCAGATAATGCAGAACCAAATGCTGTTGTTGCTGCTGCGTCACTCTCGTAGAGTGGTGTTGTCACAACGCTCCACTGTCTTGTTGCGCTTGTGTATTTCTTAACAACAATGTTAGAACCTGTGTTAGGAGTTGTTGTCTTGATCCAGATGTCACCAACTGCTGTTGCACTAGGAATATTGTAGTGAGCAGAAACAAAGATAGACTTACCTAGTGTTCCTGTTGTTGCAACAACCCACTGACCTAATACCTTCTTGTAAACTTGATAGCTGCTTACTGCTGCTGTAGCAACGACCGCATAATCACCGTTAGCGCCTAGGCTTGCTAGAGGTGTCACACCCAAGCCACCAACTGTATCAGCTGTAGATGTGATAACTATAGGCTGCTTTGCTGTTGGGCTTGTCTGATATGCACTCTTCCAGCCAGTTGTACCAGTAGAAGTTGCTTCGAAAATACCCCAAACTGTGTTGGTTAGATCCAACCATAGTGTACCGTTCTTAGGGTCGCCTGCTGGCTCTACGTCACTTGGTTCTAATTGTGCTAGGTCGATATCGGCACGTAATACATACGCACGATTAGCTAGACCTAAATAGCTATATGCTGTTAACAGACCATATTCGTTTGTCTCTGCACCATGTACTGGTGTACCATCAACAACCTTAAACTGTGGTTTGCCGAATAGTTCTACTAGTTCGCGCTGACTTGTTAATAGGTATGGTTTGTTAGCGTTAGCAGGCATAGTGCCTTCTGCATAACCACTACCACTAACGTTATCTTTATTTGTCTGTGTAGCAAGAATGATAAGCGGAACAGTACCTTGGCCGCCAGAACCATATTGGCTCTCGTCGGTGACACTTACTGATACGCCTGGGGATACTAATGTAGCCATTGTTTTTCTCCTTTTTATAGGTTAAAAGTATTTACCTAAAAAGGAGAAAAAGCGGCTATTTAGCTCATATTAGTGATTTGCGTATTCAGGTTGCACCAGCATTTCCTCTACTTGACCAAACAAATTGTCCAGTGTAGAGTTATTATCTAGTACCGCATCAAAGTTAGTGTTTACCCAGCTGTATTCACTAGCATGGATTTTATGCCGTTCGAGCATATCCTTGCCTAAAGCCCAACCTATCGTCTGTGGTCCTGACATATAGTGTTTGGCTGCTTCCAACCATATGGGCTCATCACCACGTGTTACTCTAATTACCTGACCACCTGCATTTTTAATAGCGTTTATTTCGTTAGGGAAGCGACAGTCACTGATAACAACATCGTCGTTACTTTTTAGTAACCTGTGCTCTAAGCTAGCAATCCAAATATCATCGTGGAAGCCACGTCTGCAGACTTCTGTACCCCAGTATTGTAGAACCCAACGAGGAGTAATTTCTTTACCTAGTCGCTCACTCCACCACCTATCTGGTTGCTCACGCCACTCACGTGCTTCTTTAGTGCGGCCTTCTAGTAGAACTCTATCCCAGCCAAATACTGAGGCTACTGCATCCTTTAGGCTGTTAGCAAAACTTTCGCGCCTAAAACCGTGATTGTTAACCAAATAGTCTGCAATGGTATCTTTACCACTGCCAATAAAACCACAAATTCCAATGATCACTTGACGTTCTCCTCGAGCCAGGCTTTGCAGTCAGGCCAGTTTTTATAAATGTGTGCAAGGCCACCTTCGCGGCGCCATTCTTCGCAGTTACTCACTCTATCATCAATCAAGATATCACCCGGCTTGCACCGTCGCCACTTGTCGTGACTAAACGGTCCAATGAAAACAGGGATACCGGGGAAATGATCGTTTGCCCACCAGACCTTATCCTGCGTTGCATAAGGTACGGAATAATCGTGTGGGATCGCAGTTAAAAAATAAACACCTTCTGCTTTGCCTGTTGCTACTAAGTTTTGGCAGTAGGCAACCAGTTCTTCTGCACCTGGTTTAAGTGGTAGATTGCGATAAAATCGCATATCTTCTTTGAGCTTGTTCCACTCTGCCTGTGGGATACGTTCTCCCATATTCCAACGTTTGCCGAGTACTTCATAGGCCTGTGTGAGCCAGTCAGCAACAACGTCATCCATGTCTAAATAAATTTTCATACCACTAGTATATAGTAGTATGAACTATTTGTCTAGCTCTTTTTTACTTTTTAGGGGTGGGATTTTCACCAGTTACGTCAGGCTTGGCAAACCAAAGTTTGAACCATTCATCTGTACCTGGTCGAATATTGTGCTCACGTTGATAAGCACCTTTGTCTATGACGTTTTCCTGGAAGTGTTCTGCTGTTGCAGTACATGGTCCCTGGTATTGGAAATCATGTATTCCAGCTTCACGCTTTGCCTGGGCAAGGGCGGCTGGATCAATGTAGGCATCAGGAATAGTAGGATCATCCCCAGGTAGCCTAAATGTTTCTGATGTTATTCTTATTTGTCTCATTATTTGTTTAGAATGAATATATCTTGATGTATTTTTAGATAGTCTCTATCAAGTGAAAGATTTGGATGTGGTGGATTCAGATGATCATATACGCAGGTTTGATTTACAAGAAGATTTACATCAAAAATTGAAATCAAGGATTGTATACCCAGTGGCCTATGCTGTATACATTCACGCCATGATGTACCCATAAAATATAAGTTTTTTATTTCAGGATATTGTTCCATGAGTTGAGTAAAATCTGCTAGTGTCAAAAGATTTATTTGAAATTTTGACCTGTTTACGTAGGTTAAAATACTATTATCGGTTCTCCGTACACCATGTCTTTTAAAATAATTAGTATGCCATACTGATTTTTTTATTAAGCCGGTAGTCATTGTATCTATTGTTTCATAGGATGCCAATACAACCACTTTTATCTGTGGTGTACTATCCAAAAAATTAATAATGTTGTTATAAACTACCGTTGCTGTTGAATCCGCCCAGCAATCTATTAAAATTGCGGCTGACGGCTGATCCAATATATTGTGGGTGGTATCTACTTTATCCGTAACAATACTAGGACTGTTGTTTGGCTCGTTGTTTGGCTCGTTGTTTGGTCGAACCAATTCCCCTGTTTTTCTAGAACGTAGTATGGACATAATTAACCTATGATGAATCCCATAGGGGTTCCACCATCAACATAATTGATGAGATCTAGCTCTAGCTTTTCCAACTCTGCCTGTGCTTCGCTCTTTAGGTTGTCACCGTTAAGGCTAGTGCCGCCCTGTGGTCCAGCAATAGTAGCAAACTTGCTACGAGCTTCACCTAGTATGAATTTGGCACTGGCAAAAGCGTAGTCACGTATCCAGCCGCCACAATATGGGTCTGTAAATAGCTCTTCGTCATCGCGTTCAACGAAACACCAAACGTAGGCAATATCATCTGCCTTGAACTTACGATGAAGGAAAATCTTATGGTCACCTGGCATCCAGTTAAATGTCACGTAACCACCAAACATACGGGCCATAAGTTCTCGCCTGTGTGCGTACATCTCATAGTTCATTAGACCGGAGTTCATGTTAGCATTTTGTAGTAGCATATTGGTTAGGTATACTGCATCAAAAGGATCAAAACTAGATCCAGTTGGGCCTGCTCCCAAATTACCTGTATGTCGCAACAGAACTTCCCTTACAAGGACAACATTAAGAGGTAGCTGATATTCCTGTTGCTCATTCTTTAGTTCTAATGGAATGAATTTTTCAGACGTTGCTCGCTGGCTTCGTTGTCTAAATTTACGCAGTGCCTTGTTTAGAGCAAGCTCGTAATGATCAAGATCGAGCTCGACATCAACCATGCCGCCGCCCAATCTAAGTTCTATTTCCTTAATTATTTCGTCTTTTATAGCCATGAAAATGGTCTCCCAATAAACTATTTATCGGGAGACCGGCCACACTACTATCAGTAAATTGTACAACCTAGTGGGGCACCAAACTGTGTATCAATGTGAGCCGACTTAGCAGTTGTAGGTACAATTTGCTTTAACTTAATTGCATTAGCATTTGACGGGTACCAATTTGTGTACAAATAAATCCAGGAACCAGCATAAAAATTATCGTACCAACCTGTAAAATCATTGATCTTTCCAAAATTGAACTCTTGTTGAGTACCATCACCGCCATTATTATACCCAACTGAAGCCCAGGGTAGAATGTACGCTGGATTATCAAGTGTCTTCAGGAAGATGTCTACTGCTTTATGTAAACGAGTTTCCATAACAGGATTAATTTCTACACCTGCTCGTTTAGCCAGATACATTGACGTCATCACTTCATTTATACTTGTGAAGTGGTACCAGAGCGCCCTATTTCCACGTGTTGTTCTATTAACGAAAGACCCATCGTCATTCATTAAGGGCAGAATTCCCGTCATCAACTGATTAACAAGAGGGACGGTCGCCTGAACACCACTAGAATCAGTAACTCGTTGAATTTCCCAATGATACCCACCCATACCCAATCCGAAAAATACGTTAGTGGGGTTAGGATAATTCACATCCCAATAGTTAAGCCAAGCCATAATGTTCTGGTGCTTTGCGGGATCATTTGTTTTCGCCCAATCAGAAACAAGACTGTATGAACTTCTAATAGACTCGACCATTTGCATGATAAAGCCATTGTCTTGGATGGCACTTAGGTCATTCCCCTCTGGATCTACCCACTGGGTACATGTGCTGTCCCACATACCTGTGCTTGCAGACCAGCACCAACGTGATCCTTTGAAAGCATCAGCAGAAGACCAACGATAGATGCTCGAAACAACCTTTGACTTTAAAGCGACATCGTTGTTGTCCTTCGCAATCGCAGAATAATTCGATACCGCAAAAACAAAATTCTGTGTTGATGTCTTTCCTGGCACACTATTTTCATTCTTCCAGTTGCTCTGAAGTCCACCAAAGCTGTAGATAGGTGCGTTGTCAAGATCTGAACCACTAGTCACAGCGGTACATGCGATATCTGTCCTTGCTGGTTCTACCGTTGCGGTAGTGGCACCACCTCCGCCACCGCAGGCTGTAAGCAATAACCCAACCGCAGTAGAAATAATCAGACGTTTCATTTGTACGCTTTCAAAAGGATCATGTCCTTGTTAATACGACCATTCATCTTAGTTTCAGTAGCCTTGATCGTCTTAAACCACTTCTTCGCGGCAGGCTTACCATTGCTTGCCCACTCCTTCAGTTGCTCGGCAGGCTTTCGCAGTGTTTTTTGTACACTTGCCGCGGCATCAAAGCCTTGGATAGCGGTACCTTTAACACCCAATGCACCTGCATACTGATCAACAACATAGATACCCAACTTACGAGTCTTGGTGTTGTAAACCCATAGCTCTTGTGCGCTAAGAATCTGCGTTGCATCAATGCTCTTTAGCTTGAGCTCAGTGAACTCCTTAAGGTGTTGCATCTTAGATACGACCTTTTCTGGAGTCACCGCCTTCTTCTTGCGAGGAGCCTTGCTGGCTTTCTTAATAACACCATAGCTGTTGCAGTCTGCAATAACCTGTGTCCACCACTTGATCACAGCATTGATCTGACGCTTGCCATAATGGCTGTATCCTTCAATGATCTGACTATCTTTGGTAGTGAGCACTTCGTTATATTCTGCTAGCCGGCGTTCAGCCAAAGCCACGATAGTTTTCATATGCGCCGGCTGAATATTGTATTGCACTAGCAGATCAACTGCCTTTGGTTCGCCTTTAAATTCATTAATAGTAATGAAGTCATCAAAGCGACCTTCAATTTCGCCTGCACATTCAGCAGTCTTTTCAGCAAGACGGTCTTGAATAGTAGGCGCTTTTGCCTTAATCGCTTCTGCTTCTGCCTTGGCTCGTTCCTTTGCACCTTGTACGCTGAACCCACTCACATGAGTGTCATTCTCTGCGGCTCGGATACTCTTAACGATACTGCGAAGAGTATGAAAACGAAGCTTCAAGCCTGCGCGGCCTGCTCGAGTAATAAATCCAATAGTGGGTCCTGTACGCAAGGTACCGTCTTTAGCAAGCTCTGCCAACTTTGCTCGTCGAGGATTACGAGCAAGGAACATGCTCAGCCAGCTGTATGCTGTTTTGTAATCCTGCGTAGCATTATACCAGTTCAAAGCTCGCATAACACGGCTGGTATATTCGCTGTGACTCCATTTGTCTTGTTCTTCAATGCTCGGGAACTCTGGCTCATCACCAATATACTTGGCATCAGCCTCACGATAATGAATCTTTTTGGGAGCCTCGGCATATCGCCAGGCGATCTTACCTGCTTCTGCTTGTTTTGATGCTCGTTGTTTAGTTGCCATTTTGATTCCTTTAGAAGTTTGCGAGTTTATACTCTATCAGATTAAAAGTCAATGCCTGCCAATTTCGCCATCATGACAATTTCTGGTTCTTTGACTGCCACCCAATAAATGCGTGGACGATCTCGCCTAGGATCTGTCCAATGTGTTGCCCAGGCCCTTGGTTTGTAGTACGAGCCACGCACGTTATATTTCCAACCCCATTCTTGATCACCATAATGCTGACGCAAAAATGATTCCAATTCCTGGATCTGTTTGGCATGCTTACCGTAATCTTGGAAGCGCCAGGCATGAGTCATTCGCAATTCATTGAATAACTTATGCCGGCGGTTCAACTTAACAACCTTGGCTATCATGCTTGCACCATTACGTATGTACTAGCCTGAGCATGGAGCTCTGGGTCACCCTTGGTGAGCACTTCAAGAAGAAGCCTCTTTTCCTCAAGGTAAACACGAGCGAATTCAGGGTCGTGTTGCATGATGCTCCGGCTGTTACTGATAAGGTCAGCGAGCTTGATAGTCTGAGCTTCAGCAGGTGCCTCGGCAGTATGAGCTCGGTCCATGGCCTTACGAGTAGCGCGATTGCCATCTTCAGGTCTGCTTACGTCTGTAAGCCAGCCAACAAGAGTAGCGATGTCGATACCGAATGCCATGTGGATATCGGTAAACGTACAACCAGTGTCTTCCACAACGTCATGAAGCCATGCGGCCGCCACCATATCAGGAGTGCTACCTGGAACACTGGCAACAATGCTGGCAACTTCAGCAGGATGAACGATGTAGGGTTCGTTGGTGTACTTGCGCCGCTGGCCTACAGCCGCGTGAGCGGCCATGGCATAGACTTGTGCCTTACGCACGATGTCCATACCACTTTGTTCCATTGTAAATCCTTCCATCGTTTTCTCCTTGCTAACGTTATTCCACCCACTCAACCATTTCGTAAAAGTCCACCGGTTGACCCAGTTCAGAAGCTACAACACCCCAGGAATGACCAGCGTACTGACCAAACCCTTGTTGGGAACGAGCAAAAGCCACAGCAGACTCACGGTCAGCGAACACACCCAACAGGTCTTGTCCTTCGTAGTCCACGGAACACAGTACAGAATAAACTTGCATTTCTAACTCCTGTTTTGCTTTGCTATGTATCAATTATAGCACAGGAGCCAATTTTAGCCTATTTTTGGTTATTTTTAGCTCAAACTGTCAGGGTCCTTGAGGATTTCGAAAAAGTTGTCCTTGTAATACAAAGGTTTTAATTTTTCAAATCGCCAGGCTGAGAATTTATTTACTAAACCCTCTACCCAATTGGCAAAATCCATTCTAAACCAAAATGGATTAATCATAACCAATAATACCAATATAATTATAAATGGTACAATGGGCGCGGTAATAGCCCAGAAACATAATCTGAATTTAATGCTCATATTCTTTTTCATATTATTTCAGCTTTTGAAAAATAGTAGCCATTAAATCCAAAACGTCATCATTTTCGACGTAAAAATCAGTGGTTGGATCCCAGTATTTTCCCTCCTTGGGGTCGTAGTATAGCACCTGCCCGTTAGGGTAAGTGAAGGGCCCTTCAAGCCCACGACGGGGCTTCCACTTGGTACTTGTTTCGTAGAGATTGTATGCCATAGTATTACTTTTTAGGCTACAAGCATTTCTGCATCAACCAACAGACGATCACTGGGCTCAGAACGCCAGGGGAATTGGACGGGTTCGTCCAGAACCACAGTATACTGGACTTTGCCGCCATACTTGACACGGCTGGATTCTACAGTACCTGACACTTGTTCGCCCAGGTAAGTTGCTTTGATTTGCTCACCGTCCTTGATCCAGCTCATTTGAAGCTCCTGTTTCGTTAACCGATACATGTATTATACTACCAATCTGATTTTTGGTCAATTATTGGGTATTTTTGGTTCAGCACAGACTTGACAACGCTTGCCGTCCTTTAAGGTAAATACTACATTATGCCAAGATTAAGTTTATGGAAGAATGAAAAGACAAACGACTTCCACTTCATGGACAAAGTTATCAAAGAACAGTTCATGGTTGGTGGTACCGCTGTTCTTGTTCACAAATATCTGCAACCTGCAGATCAGGGCGTCAGTTCGGATGCAACACAGCCAAACTATGCCAAAGATGACATTTTGAATGAAACCAAAATTCAAGACCTGCTATTTTTGGAAAATAGAGACAGGATCTATGATCAGGATGTCTATGAGCTACGTGGTGTTTACAACGTAGGTGATCAGGACTTTGACCTCACCCAGTTCGGTCTATTTCTAAGTGCAGACACTATATTTGTTAACTTCCACATAAACGACATGATTGAACGCATGGGAAGAAAAATAATGGCAGGTGATGTCATTGAACTTCCGCACGTTAGAGACGATCTATTATTAGATCAAAGCAAACCTGCTGTAAACAAATTCTATGTTGTGCAGGACGCAAGTCGTGCGGCTGAAGGCTTTAGTCAGACTTGGTATCCACATATCTGGCGTATCAAAGCAAGCCCAATGACAGATGCACAGGAATACAGAGATATTCTACAAAACAAGGCAGATAACGGCGTGGATACGTTAAAAGAAGCATTGAGCACTTACCAACAAGAACTTAAAATTAGCAATGCTATTGTTGAACAGGGCGAGAGATTGGCTGCAACTGTGCTTGACGCAGATACTAACCTAATTAATCCTATAAACAAGAATTATCAAGAAACAGATAAACAAACTTACGATCATGGTGAACAAATTGACACTGGTATGAGTTTCCCACTGAACCCAAAACAAGGGGATTTCTTTATGCGTACAGACTACACACCAAACGCATTATTTGTGTATAGGGGGACTCGCTGGCAGCGTGTACAAACACAACAAGGTCCTATTGATGTTAGAGATCGAGTACTCAACGGCGCACCGTTTATCAACAATACTGCCACCACAGTTATTGGCAATCAAGAGATGCCAGAACGCCAGGCTCTAAGCCAGGTTATTAGACCTAAGACAGACATATAATGCAGTTTTTTTACGACGATCAAATTAGAAAATACCTAACCCAGTTTATGCGTATACTGGGTGGGTTCAGTGTCAAAACTGGCAAGGACAGAGATGGTGTTGAGAGCTACATCCAGGTTCCTGTGCGCTACGGTGATATTAACCGTATGGCTGCTCACATAATGAAGAACCAATCTGAAAACGCGATAAACACAGTACCATTCATTAGTTGCTACATTACAGATCTTCAGATAAGTTCTGAGAGACGACATAACCCAACACACGTAAACAAAGTACAGGTTTACGAAAAGAAGTTTGACAATGAGACAGGACAATACATAGACGGTGAAGTCGGGAACACATATACCGTTGAACGTTATATGCCTGTGCCCTATGACCTCACTGTACAAGTGGATATCTGGACCAGTAATACTGTACAAAAACTTCAGATCGTAGAGCAATTACTTGTGTTGTTCAATCCAAGTATCAACTTAAAAACAAACGACAATCCTTTTGACTGGACAAACCTAACATATACGGAACTTGTAAACGTTGTTTGGAGTGTACGACAGATACCAAGTGGGACAGACGACATAATTGATGTCACAGCATTGAATTTTACAATGCCTATATTCCTAAACCCACCAGCCAAAGTAAAACGTCAGACATTGATCCACACGATTCTCAATGAGATAAAGAGATACAAGGATGATACCATAGAGGATTGGGTGCCCACAGATCCTATACCAAATAAGCAATGGGTAGTGGTGACTTTTGAAGATCTAAAACTACAAGTGCGAATTGAAGGCAACAAGGCTGTATTACTAAACAAAACAGGCGGTGTGCTTGATGACGCAGGTAATCCAATGAGCTGGGAAGAAAAACTAAAGCCATATGGAGAACTTCGTCCAGGTATTAGTCACATTCGTTTACGTCGTGGAGATGACCCATCCGATGGAACCAGAGATATAATAGCAACAATAGATGCACTTGATCTGACACCAGGGCAAGAGAATGTTGCCTATGTCACTATAGATGAAAATAGTTTACCACCTGCATCATTACCCGCTGTCACTGCCATAATAAACCCACAGAAAGTTGCTCCAGGTAAGGGCTTACCTACAGGCCAGCTAGGACAGCGTTACTTAATACTTGAAGATGCTCCGGCGGTGATAGAATGGGGTATTACAAACGCAGAGTCTAATGACATTATAGAATATAACGGTGGTGGTTGGGTTATAAGTTTTGATAGCAGTGCTATGACCGAGGCAACGGTATTAAATACAGCAAGCGGTTTACTTTATGAATGGCGCTATGGTCAATGGATCAGTGCGTATGAGGGCGCATATAGAAACGGCTGGTGGAGATTATACTTGTGAAGCAATTTAAAGGTGTTGGTGCTATTATAGTTAGTGAGGATACAGGAAAGGTAATGACAGTCCTACGTAGTCCTAAAGAAAGCCATCCCAACACCTGGGCGTTTGCTGGTGGCAAGGTTGATAAAGATGAATCCATGATAGATGCGTTACAACGCGAGCTAAAAGAAGAATTGAATTTAACAAAAATAAAAAAGATTACCCCACTACACAAATATCAGAGCAGGAGTAAAGATTTTGTGTACGAAACTTATATCGTTTTGGTAAGCAAAGAATTTACACCAGAACTGAATTGGGAGAACACAGGCTACGCTTGGACAGATATCGACAATTTACCTAGTCCTCTACACCCAAAGACCAGGCAGATGATATCATCCAGTAGACTGATAGATAAGTTTAAGAACTTTTATCAATGGGTGGATAAGAAGAATGGCAGCAGAAATAATTCAACTTCCGGACAGACGAAGGCATAACAGAGTTAGATCAGTAGATTTACACTTCTGTTGGGATAGCAGATTAAATAATCCCTTCTTGAATAAACTATTTAAAGAAGAGGTCTGCTACGTTGAAAGGTGGTATTTACAGACCACACATCTGTTAAACATTGAAGATTTCACACATCCACTAATCCAAACACTACTAAACAAACAAGATAGTACATTAAAACTCTTAATAGATGCAACAGAAAAAGATCTGTGCGTCCAGCAAAGACTAACAGACGTTAGCACAATATTCAGTACAGAATATCAAATCAAGAAACTTACAAAATGGAGCAACAAGTGGGAGAGCTTGTTCAATTATCGGGAGAGACTTTGAACTCAAATGTTCCGAGATGACCGAGTTCTTTAGTTATATCCAGATCTAAAAAGATAGGTATACCAGCATTGCCTGCTTTTCTAAAAAATTCAATATCTTCGCCTGTATATTGACCCAGTCTAAATCCCAACTCGAACCAGGGCATGTTAATTTTCTTGAAAACTTCTGTCTTAATTAGACAAAACCCAAGTCCCATAGCTGCAACTTCAATCAGCTGATCTGTGTGTTCATCAACAAGAATCCAACTATCCCAATCGTCTAAACTATACCAGGCTGTTGGTATGATAGGAGTGACTCTTTTACTATATGCCGCGCCCACTATAGGCAAATCATGATTGACTAATTGAAAAACATGGTCAGAATTAAAAGTTATATCACTATCTATGAATAGTATATGAGTTGCTCCCCATTCCATGGCCGACTTGACCAACTCATGTCGCTGATTTACGATTAACGTACCAGGACTAATAAACAAGTTATGTTTGACATCAGATGCTGTTAAATCCTGGGCGAGGTTATAAAGACAAAAGCTGGTAGCGGTATGCATTTGGTCCCTTGCAGGAATGCATACTGCCAGCTTTACATCAAAAGATTCTTCAGAAGCAGAATCAATTAAACTCATTTCTTTTTTCTAATTAGTTTGTTGACTTTTTCTGGGCTTCCAGAAGGCATACTTGCAGATGGCTGTTTGGCCACTACTCCCACTTGCTCTTCAGCTGATGTAGTTGTTTCTCTGATAGCATTGGCAAGACGCACACATATCTGTGTTGCTTTGACATATAGATCTTCTGGTAGTCTAACCATTTTAGACATCGTTTCAAATGATGGCCTACCAACTGTCAGAATTTCAATAGCAGCCTGCTTGCCCAAACTATTAACCCAATATTCGCGCTCTGTCGATTCCCAGTTTACGATAGTTTCTGTCAATTGATTTGGATCCATTGTACGCAGATATTGATCTAGTCTATCGCGTTCTTCGCTGAGCCTACAACGATCAAATTCACCAATACCTGATGCTGTTAGATCGCTATCGATTTTTCTAATTCTATTGACAAGTTCAATTAGATTTCTGGCTGAACCTGCGCCAGATTGTGTTTGAAAGTTTTCTATTTCAAATTTACTTAAAGTAGAAAAAGGACAACTCTTAAAAACACTGTCTAGAGCGTCCGTTGTTTTTTGTTTAGCCATAAAAATACCCCAACATATAGTTGAGGTATTTAGTGAACTGCATCTAAATATAATTTTAGTATGTGTATGGGGTTGTGCGGCCACCGAAGCGTGAACTCAAACTAATCTGCGTTCCAGCACTTTGTCCAACATAGCCACCGAGTGTACCACTCAGTGTAATGTTTTGGTTTGCAGCCGGAGCAACGTTATTGTATGCTTGACGCACACGACCCATAACGATTTCAGAACCTGTTGCTGGTAAAACTGCCATTTATAATCTCCTGTTTGTTATTTATCCGATCGAATGGGGTAACCCCCATTCGATTTTTGGAAATTATAGAGTTGGCTTTGTGTTACCCAACTGTGCTTCCAGTGTCTTCACCTTAGCACTTAGTTCCTTAACTGCTTCGATTAACAATGCTGTTAGCTTGTCATAACGAACTGTTTTGTAACCAGCAAAAGCAGAGTCACATACCAATTCAGGAGCAACTGCTTCAATTTCTTGAGCAATAACACCCATCTGGTGACGATCATCAATGCCCAATGCTAGAGCAGCTTCGTTAGGATCGAAAGTTACACCATTGATAGCTTCAACTTTTTCTAGAGCATCAGCGATCGGAACAATATTTGTCTTCAAACGCAAGTCAGAGTAGTAAGCTGTAACTTCACCAGTTGCTGTAATAGCGCCGGAAACTGTTAGAGCACCTGTACTTAGTGCTGCTGTTGTTGTTGCACCACGTGCTGTTACAGTTGCAAGTGTATCTGTTTCAGTATAGCTTGTTAGGTAACCTGGGTTAGTACCACCAGTTACACGACCTTTAGCGTCAACTGTTACACTTGAATATGTACCAGCAGTTACGCCACTGTTAGCTAATGTCAATGCGGCACTTGCGTTAGCAGAACCGTCAACAGACATAGAACCAGTTGCATCACCAGTGAAACTTAGTGTGCGGGCTGTTGTCCACTTGCCTGCGCTTGTAGCTGTGTCTGCGTTACCAACTAGGGCACCATAGACCGTACCAACGTTTAAGTTCTTATTGAAGTTCCAACGGTCGTCAGCACTTGAATAAGTTAAAGTTGCAGCGGTTGTTGGGCCGTTTACTGTTAGACCTGCACCGTTGGCTGCTGCCGCTGTGGATGCATTTTTAGCCACAGTGATGTTTAAATCAGCTACATCCAATGTTGTTGCATTGATAGTAGTTGTTGTACCGTTAACTATTAGGTTACCACTAACTGTTACGTCGTTAAATGTAACGTTGCTTGTTGTACCAACTGCTTGGCCAATGCTAATAGCACCAGTAGAACTATTGTATGTTACGCCAGTACCGCCAGAAAGAGCCGCGCGAGCGCGGGTATCTGTGTAATACAAGTTTGAGCCTTCTGTAATAGCACTTGTTGTGATACTACCAGCACCACCTAAGCTAATAGTTGCACCGTTGATGGTAATACTGCTGTTAGCCAAGCTGCTGTTAGGAACACTGCTTAGACTTACCAATAAGCTATCGCCGTGTGTAGCATCATCACTAGAAACTGCGACTGTTACACCGTTAGAACCGCGGAACTTGAAAGTATCGTTGTTGCTGTCGGCTGCGGCGGTTGTTGTACCATCTGTGAAGTTCTTGAAGATATTTTGGCTGCTACCCAAGTCACTGTTAGTGATTACACCAGTTGTACTGTTGTAGCTAATACCTGTACCAGCACTTACGGCTGCACGAGCACGAGTGTCTGTGTAGTATAGGTTACCAGCTTCTGCTATATTAGCTGTAGTAATAGAACCAGCACCACCTAAGCTGATAGTTGTACCGTTAATCGTAATACTGCTGTTTAATAGCTTGCTGTTAGCGATAGAACCGGCTAGCATTGTGTTGGTAACTGTACCAGTGTCTGTTGTATAAACACCGTTTGTTACTGTACTTGCGTTACCAGTCAAAGCACCAACGAAGCTAGTAGATGTAACACTTGTTAGACCTGCTAGTGTTGTAGAACTTGCACCTAAGCTGATACTTGTTGTACCACCTGTGACTGCGCTATTAGCCAAACTTGCGTTTGGAATAGCATTTGTGCTAATTACACCAGTT